CGTGGCGAACGGGAAGCGGTTCGCCTTGACCGGCTCGATCGCGTTGACCGGGTTGGCCAGCGCGTAGCCGCACCGCATGACCACGCGGAGAGCCACCGAGTCCTGCTGCATGAGGTTGAGCAGGACCACACCTGCGTTGTCGGTGATGACACCCTCGGTGAACACCTTGAAGGTGATGTCCTGGCGCATGCCGATGATCGCCTTCGTGAAGTCACCGCCGACCAGCGGGGTGTTGCCAGCCGGGGTCCACGAGCCGTTCTCGACCTCGAAGTTCGGCATGCCGTAGATCGAGGACGGGAAGCCCTGGGCGAGGTTGCCCGGGCCGTAGATCAGATCGCCGTTGGCGTTGCGCGCACGGACGAGCTGCCAGTTGAACCCCGGCTCCGACGCGAAGGCGCGGAGCGAGAGGCCCTGCTCGGCCAGGAGCTGGCCCATGCCGGCGATGTCGTCGGCGAGGTCGGCGGTGCCATCGAAGTCGTTGCCGGCAGCGATCGCACCGGGGATGATGGCCGGGGAGGTCCAGGTGGTCGGCTTGCTGGTGCCGAAGAGGACCGCGTTGTCGATCGCCGCGCCGAAGGCCTGGACGATGTACGGACGGACCTCGGCCCAGATCGGGACCTGCGAGTCATCGAAGTAGGCCTCGGGGACCGGGATGATGACCGCGAGCTCCTCGGCGACCAGGTCCAGGTTCTCCCAGTCCGCACGGCTCGTCTCCTTGAGCCCGGTGTCACCGGAGACCCAGTAGGCCTGCGGCAGCACGGACAGGACCGGCTGGCGGTTCGTCTTGCTGGACATGGAGGCCTTGCGGCAGAGCGACAGAGCCGCCGATGCCTTGGGGAGCTCCTTGATGACCTCGGCGGAGACCGGGGTCGGGACCAGGGGATCGTTGCTCGCGTCGCGAGAGATCATGTTGAGCGCCACTGCGCTTCCTCCTTACGAGGTTCTGCGCCGTGGGTAGGCGCAACGGGTGAGTGTTGGTGTCTCAGGGCGTCGCGCCCGGTGCTCCACGTTGGCATCTCGCCTTCCGTGGAGAATAGCCCGAGGATAGCCCATCTGTCTCAGGAACGCTAGTGCGGCGCGACGGAAACTTTCTCCGTCGCGCCGCATCCCCTCCGGGGGTCTCTAGGGTGTCAGCCGTTGCGCTTGGCGTCCACCATCTGGCGCAGCCAGTCGTCGCCCGTGACGTCGTCGCCGCTCTTCGCTCCGGAGCGAGGACCCTGCGGCATGGGGCGCACCCCGGGTGCCTTGACCAGGTAGGGGCGATCTTTGGCGAGGTCGGCGAGAGCACGGTCGATCTCGTCGTCCTTCGCGTCAGCGTCCAGGTCCAGCAGGCTCGAGACGAGGTCCGGGTCGTGGAAGTCCGCAGCCTTGGCCTGCACCCGGAGCTTGAGGATGCGGGCGTCGTACTCCTGCACAGTCTCACGACGGGCTGCGTCCTTGGCCTCGGCCAGCGCACGCTCCTGGTCGGTCATTGCAGCGCGACGGGCCTGCTCGTCCTGGGTCTCGCGTTCCTTGATCTCGGCCTTGAGCCTCTTGACCTCGGCACGCTCCGCAACGAGAGCGCGGTGGAGCGGGGTGTCCTGCTCATCGCCGTCCGGTGCTGGGGGAGTCGGAGTGCCGTCCGGCTCCGGGGGAGTGGAGTCGGCGGGAGGGGTGCCCTCGGGTGCGGGGACTGTCATGGGTGCTCCTTCACTTCCTGGTGATCAACGGCAGCGGGTTGCTGACGCTCTCCGCGATGTTCGCGGAAGTCATGATAGCCCAACCACGGTAGGTGTTGGACGGTACTGTGGAGACAAGGGACGACAGCCGGGACTGCTCGTCCAGCAGGAACTGGGTCCAGACCTCCTGGAACTCGCGCTCCCGGCGAGCCGCGTCGTTCAGCTGGCGTCGGCCACGGCTGCGCGTCTGACGAGCCCAGGCAGAACCTCCAGCCCCTCCGCCAGTGGCCTGTGTGTTGCGCCTGTACCGAGCGAGTCGAGCCTGGTACTCGGAGTCGGCGGCATCCACCGGCTCGAACGAGCATCGACACTGGGGGTGCCGAGGCCGCGGTGAGGACTTGAAGATCAGCACGTTGGAAGCTCGAAGGCAGCGGTCGCAGGCACCCGGGTGGGCCACCCTCCGAAGCGCGACGATGCTCTTCGAGGGGCCGAGCACCATGGTGTCAACCCAGTCAGCCGCCCCAAGCACCGTAGCCTCAGTCGCGTCCGAGAGCTCGGCAGCGGCCTGGGAGAGGGCGTCGGCCTGCTCGATGTCCTGCGCCAGACGCGCCAGAGCAGCCCACATCCCTCCTTGGGGAGACGGAGTGCGGACGGGGACCTGCACCGGAGGAGCCACGGGGGGCAATACTCCTTCCGGTGCAGGCACCCTTCCGCTCCCACCCACCAGGACGTCCTGCACGGTGGGGCGGGTGATACCCGGGGGCAGCTCGAAGGGGGTCAGCCCTTGTGCACTCGCGTACCCCTGCAGGTATCCGACTCGGGTCGCCGCTGCAGCGCTCATAGCTCCCAGCAGCAGGATCTCGTACTGGTCGCCGAGGCTCTTGGCCTCCTCCTTCGAGAGGGCGTCAGTCATGCTCTGCAACATCGCCACTGCAGCTGCAGCTGCCGCTGCTGCGGTCAGCTCGAGGGAGCGCTGCTGCTGAAGCGACAGAGCCCGGGCGACGTCGGTTGGCATCAGGCAGTCGGCCCCTGCTGCGTCTGGTCAGTTGGCTGCTGGGCCCCCTGCGCTCCGACCTCCATGACGAGGTTGCGGAAGGCCTCGGACATCGCCATGCCGGACCAGCGGGAGATCTCCTGCGGAGAGGCTCCGAGCTTCTCCCACAGAGCCTCCTGCGGCACACCGACGCTGGCAGCCTTCGTCACCCAGTCGGCGACGACCGCGTCCGACTTGATGGACGGGTCGGCCCAGATGACCTCAGCGCTGGTCGCGTTCGCGCGAGAGTCACCCAGCATCTTGAAGCCCAGCCGGATGGTGCTCTCGACCGCCTCACCGAAGACGCGCTCACGGGCCTCCACCTTCTTGACCAGCGAGCTCTCCATGGCGGTGAGAGCCTCAGCCGACGGCGGGACCGACAGCTTGGCGCTCATAGCGAACATCGGGGTCGAGGTCACTGCCGCCATCGTCTCGACGTCGGTGGAGATCACCGCGAGGTAGCCCTCGAACTTCGACTCGCTGAACTCCCCGAACTTGACAGTCTCGTCCTCGGCCACCCACAGGGAGTCCGCACCAGACTTGTAGGGCCGCACGGCGTTGCCCTCCGCATCCTTCTGGAGCTCGAGGCCGGTCGCCCACCGCTGGGGGAAGGCCACGGCCTCCTCTGCCACCATCAGGTTGAGGAGCGTCTGGTTGATGCGCCGCTGGATCGGGATCCCGTCGGACATCTCGGACGACCAGCCGCCACGCAGGGTCGGCTTGTTGAGCAGAGGACGGATCGGGACCTCGCCGTAGGGGTTCTCGTACTCGTCCGTCGAGGACCAGTTCGACCACATCTCCCAGTCGCCCTCCGACCGCCACTCGTAGACCCCACCCGGGAGCCAGAGCGTCGTCACCCAGTCGCCTGCGATCTCGTCCGGGTAGATCTTGATCGCGGCAGCCAGCTTGCGGAGCGACCCGGGCATGAGCTCGTGGGCAACCTCAGCAGGATGCTCCGGAGCGATCATGACCCCCGAGGCGGTCTCCTCCGACGGCCAGACCGAGAGGTACGCCAGCCCAGTCGCCAGGGCCGTCGTCAGCAGCATGGTCTGGGCAGCGTCCATCTGGGACTCCTGCCACATGGCCCACGCGTCCTCGTCGGCAGCCGGGTCGTTGGCCACGCGGATGCCCTCGATGGACATGCGGGACGACACTGCGTTGACCACCTGCCCGACGTAGTTCGCCTGCGCCATCTTCTGGAACCGACGGTACAGGTCGCTGTTGGTCGCGCTGGCGGCTGGGAGCGGGTGGCTCCCCTCGTACCACGCCTCCAGGGACTCGACGAGGAGCTTCTGCTTGACCAGACGGTCAGTCAGTCGCTTGCGCCAGTCCTCGGCAGTCATCTCGGCCATGTGTTCCTCCTCAGTTGAACGATGCGGTTCGGCCTGAACCCTTCAGGCCGCCCTTGGCGATGGCGTCGTTCCTGGCCTGGTGAGCGAGCACCATAGCCATCGCCGCATCGATCTTGCGTGGCGATCCGCGCCTGTCCTTGCTGATGACCCAGATGGGTACACCGTCTTCAGCTCTCAGGTTCGTGTCCTGCCGCACCGCGTTCCCGATGTGCTCGGCGAGGATCGACCCGCCGTCGTGCGAGATGCTGCCAGAAGTGATCGCCTGAGCCAAGGCCATGCACGCCAGCCCTGTGCGCTGCATGCTGGTCGTGGCGAAGCTGATCACTCTCTTGTCTCCGTACCTTCCGCGCCAGACGTCGACCTCAGTGGTCCAGAAGAACGGATCAGCGTACATCCGGTCCACCTTGTACCGCTCGAACATCGAGGCGACGATCTGGTCCACCTCGTGAGCCGGCACCTCCCACTCGTCGTCTCCGGGAGGAGCCTGCCAGTACCCGGCCACCCACGAGTGGCCAGTAGCCAGCTCGCACGCAACGATAGCGGTTCCGTCCGAAGTTCGCGCCCCATCGAAGCCGAGGGAGATCTTGGTGCGGTCCGGGACCACGTGAGTCGGGTCCGCGAGAGAGGCGAACTTCACGCTGTCGAACGCCATGCCCTGGCCAGCCACACGCTGGTTGAGCCACACACGCCTGTAGTAGTTCCGGTCAGTCTTCGGCTCGAACCAGTGCTGCACGAGACCATCGAGGTCGCCAGACCACGAGGCCGCAGGACCGCTCGCCTCGACAAGAGCCTCGTGCACATCTTCGGGAGTCTCCATCGGCATCTCGGGCGGGGCATAGCGGTACATGTAGAACAGGCGGGAGTCCGTCACTCTACCCTCGTGCACCTCAGTCGCATAGGCGTGGGTATCCGAGCAGACGGACTGCTCGCTCGGGTCGAACATCGTGGTGGTCTCGAACGTCCAGGCGTCGGCCATCTGACGCTTGTAGGTGTTCTGGAGCATGGTCGTGTGCGCCTTGATGAGCAGCGGCTTGGCCATGCGGTGGGTCTCGTCGAAGTGCTGGAAGGTCGTGCGCGCTCCGTCTCGAGCGCTCGGAGCTCCTGCCAGCGGGACAGCCTTCCCTGCTGCGTGCCCCCGGGGGCTGAGAACGACCACCTTCTCGAGGCCGATGTCGAACTCGTTCTGCAGGGGACCCTCGAGCAGGATCGTCCGTAGGACGTTGAACGACAGCTCCTCCGTCTGCTCCAGGGTGTACGACACCATCGCGATGTAGGGGTCGGAGACACCACGGCCCACGGGCTGTCCGTAAGCGTCCCATCCGTCGAACCGGACGGGGGCATGCGGGTGCAGCTCGCAGGCCGCGATGATCGCGCCCTTCTCGGTCTTCGCTGTGCCCTTGCGGATGTTGATGCCGGCGCGGTTGAACCGACGGCGTCCCTCGCCCTTCATCCCTCTCGGCACGACCTCATACAGCCGGTAGATGATCGCCCGGAACTCAGGCTCGATGACGTAGGGCACCCCACGCAGGTCACCAGGGCCATAGACGAGGTTGGTCTCAATCCAGTCACACACCTGTGGCCCGAGGGTGGGCCAAGGCTCCTCGTCCATCGAGGGGATGACCATGAGCGACATCGGCTACCCAGCCAGGATCGACCGGGGATCACCGACCGGCTCGGGCCGCGTGCGAGCCGCGTCCTGAGCCTTCTTGCGAGCGTCGGTGCGCTCCTGAGCGGAGTCACCCTGCTCGATCGTCCACTGCAGACGACGGCGGTCCATGGGCGTGAGACCGAACCGGAACTCCTGCTGGCGGATCTCGGAGCTGAGGCTCAGCGTCTTGTTGATGTCGCCCTTGAGCACCGCCTCGTAGAACATGTCCACGAGGATCGCGACGCGCTGGAGCGCGAAGAGATCGCTGTCGTCGAACTCCTGCACCATCGGGGAGGACCAGACGCCCTTCCACCAGCGGCGAGTCTCGCGAAGCCAGTTGGTCTCGCGGAGCTTGGGCAGGCTCGGGATGACCGGGTTCTCGACCGGGCGGAGGACTGCGTTCGTGGAAGTGCGGTTCTGGCGTGCGCGAGTCGAGGGGTGCTTGGGGGCGGGGCCGCCACCTTGTCCTGGCATTACGTGCTCCTTCGTTCGTTCCGGGTCTTCCTGGCATGGCACCCAGTGCAGAGCGTCTGGAGGTTGTCAGGCCTCCAGCTCCCACCCTTGCTGACTGGGATGATGTGGTCTACCTCTGTGCCACGTCCACCGCACCACAGGCACTTGTGGTGGTCCCGCTTGAGGACCTGCGCCCGAGTCCGATTCCAATCGGTGGGTCGCTCCTTCGTGTGTCGGCTCGCAGTCGCCCACGCGGGTCGGTCGTGTGCCTCGCACCTGCCAACTCGGACAGGCGCGAGCTCCGGGCATCCAGCCTGAGCGCACACCGTCATTCGTGGCATGATTGCGATGATAGCCCAGGATTCGGCAGGTGGCTAGTAGGTGCAGATTCCAGCAAGTCCCGGGGTCTGAGAACGTGCCACTCGGGGACGGCGGTACGCGGTACGGCGGTACGTGGGTGGGCGGGGATATTTTCAC